GTTATGAACATTCTGGGCAAAGACAACCAGACTCGTGATGAGCGGCTGGTGAGAATCCGGTGGGCTAAGGGGTGGTTTGATGCACAGGCAGGGAAACATCTTGAATTGTGGAAGCTGACCCTTTGACAACACACCAAACCATAGAGCAGACCCTTGCAGAACGAGACAAACGCTACGGCGACTTCTACACCCATGCGAAGATTACGCAGGGCATCAAAGGCGTGATGCACAACTCACCTAACTGGCACAAACTCCCCGTTGATATGAAAGAAGCGTTGGATATGGTGGCGCATAAAGTGGGGAGGATACTCAACGGCGACCCATACTACCATGACTCTTGGCACGACATTATAGGCTACACAAAACTGGTAGCCGATGCGTTGGAGGAGATTCAAAAGTGACACCCCTTGACGCTGTAACCCTATCCCTTGCCCTTCTGGCTGTGTTTATAGCGGTATTTCTGAAGCGTCCTGTGATTGGCTCTTTCCCTTGTTCGCAAGCGGGAAAATCCGTCAAACACTACGCATTAACAAATGCGGCGTTGGACAGAATTTTCAAGATAAAAACAAAATATGGAAAGTTCAAAGTCACCATCAATAAAGCTGGGTATGAATACCTCACCGCAGACCCCGTGAGTAGCTACTACAGCGAAGAGTATCATCATCAGGTTGATGTGTATCCGACAGGCTTTGCGGTGGGGATACGATGATAAAACTCATCATCCAAGGCGAACCAGTTGCAAAAGGCAGGGCGCGTAGCAAGATAGTGAAGGCGAAGGATGGTAAGCAATTCGTTTCACACTACACCCCTTCGGGCACCGTTAAATACGAACAGAGAGTAGCCGTAGAAGCGCGTTATGCTATGGCGGGCTTAGTACCCTTTGATTGCCACTTAGCCCTCCACATGGTGGTTTATGTGCCAGTACCGGAATCATGGAGTGATAGGAAGAAAGAGCGAGCCTACAAAGGTGGGATAAAGCCCACCACACGTCCCGATATTGACAATTACACTAAAATTTTAATGGATGGAATGAATGGAATTGTTTACCGCGATGATAGCCTTATAACTGATATGGTCGTGGCTAAGCGATACTCTCAAAAACCGAGAGTTGTGTGTATAATTTTAACCGAAGGAGAAGACGATGGCGAGAAAGAACAAAGCATTTGAAGAAGAAGGCTCCGCAGCTCAGGTTGGGCATAATTCACAGGTGAAGGATGCGCTCACGATTAAAGTTGCTGAGGAGATTATGGAACTCAACAGCAAAATGGCTGACATTCGCGGAAAGATTAAGGATAAACTAAACTATGCCAAAGAGAACGGCATTCTTAAAACATCCGTGAAAGACGCTGTAAAAATCCTTGGCATGACTGAAGAACAGTATCAGGCCAAGAAAGAAGTTGAAGCCGAGACGCGCCGCATCGTGCAGCTTTTTGTGGAACAGGATGGCCAGTATAGCTTCCTGAACCAAGCGGCTTAACGGTTTGCCTGTGGTAGCATTCCGCTACATCCTTAGGTCACAGGCATAAAGGCGGGGAGGGGTTAAAATCCTTCCCCGTTGACTGAATGAGAAATATTGGTATTATATCTGAAGGGGCTAGAACGGCATAATTACCCGTTGACAAGCTCTCTCAAGTTTTTCCTCGCTGGAACAATTAGAGCGCCCCGACATTTCACCACAGCGAGAGGCCAGCGAGGATTATGATTAAATATTCAGACCTCCTAAAACATCCTCTCTGGCAGAAGATGCGTCTCACGATAGTGGAACGTGATGGCTGGATGTGTGTGTTTTGCCATAATTGCGATTCTCCACTTTTAGTACACCACACCTATTATATTCGAGGGCATAAGCCTTGGGAGTATGAGCAGGACAGTCTTATAACATTATGTGATGCTTGCCATAATTTATGCCATTTTACGGGTGATAAAACGGATTTGAAGATACACTTGATGGAACGACACGGGGCGGGAACTATTCAGGATATTGCATTAAATCATCTTTTTTTTGAACACAATTTGAGGTTTTTATGAGTATTAAATGGATGACTACAGTTTGGAAGCTACAAGGGCTTTACCAATCAGAGAAGTTTGTTCTTTTGGCTCTGGCAGATAATGCCAATAATGACGGTGTTTGCTGGCCTTCAATTCCGGATATTTCTGAGCGATGTGTTTTGAGTGAACGCCAGACATTAAGGATTATTGAAAGTCTCCATCAAAGGGGATTACTAAATAAAGAAATCCGGAGTGGAAAATCTACAATTTATACGCTTGTCACCCCTGACACCCATGTCACCCCTGACAAATTGTCACCCCTGACATTTGCGACACATACCCCTGACACCCATGTCACCCCCACCCCTGACATTTGTGACATTACATATATAGAAGAACCATCATTTGAATCATCATTAGAAGAACCATCAAAGGAAAAGTTGAAAAAACAAAATAATTTATTTTCCGAAAAAATAATTCCAGAGTGGTTAGGCAAAGAACTTTGGAAAGCATTTTCCGATATGCGAAAGAAAATAAAAAAACCCATGACGGAGAGGGCAGAAATTTTAATAATAAAAAAACTGGATGATTTCCGAAAACAGGGGCACAGCCCACAAACAATCATCGAGCAAAGTATCATCAATGGGTGGCAGGATGTTTATATCCCCAAGAATACTACACCAACAGCAAGCAACAGCTTTGACGAGTGGATAAACCGCCCAGAAAACCGAATGCCAAGCCCAGCAGGGGGGTGAAACATGATAAATCTGCAAGAAGAACTTTTAAAAAACGGAATAAAACTCAGGGAGTACTCACATGGAAGCCGAAAATCATTATGCCCCAGATGCAGCCATTCAAGGCGAAACAGCAAAGAACCGTGCCTCAGCGTCAGCATCACCGCCAGCGAAGCGGTCTGGTACTGCCATCACTGCCAATGGAAAGGCGGTGTTAACGAGCGAACAGGAAAAGGTTTTGAAAGAGCGCGGGATAGATATATCCCTAGCAAAAAGCATGGGGTGGAGGGCAGGGCAAAGCGGTGCTATTGAGATTCCGTATCTAAAAACTGGCAAGGAAGTTAACTGCAAAACCCGCACCATCAAGGGTGAAAAGCGATTCCATCAGGTGAAAGATGGCGAGAAGATTTTTTATAACTTTGATGCTTTGGCGAAAATTGCAGAGGGTGAGAATTTAATAATCACCGAAGGCGAGATGGATTGCTTAATCGCAATTCAGTGTGGACACATGGCGGTTTCCGTTCCTGATGGCGCACCAAAGGAAAAAATCGGAGACAAAGAAACCGTAAAATACGAATATCTCCACGATTTTCCGAAAAGCATAACCAGAATAATTCTCTGCACGGACGGCGACCAACCGGGTATAAATCTCCAGCATGATTTAGCAATACGGTTGGGAAAGCACCGTTGCATGTGGGTTAAGTATCCTCAAGGCTGCAAAGACCTTAACGATGTTTTTATACGCTGGGGAAAACGTGGCGTTGATGAAACCATAAGCAGGGCGCAGTTCTTAAAAATAGAGGGACTCTACCGCATGGATGATTTACCTCCCGCACCGATAACTGAAGCTCTTTCTGTGGGTGTAGTTGGCTTAGAAGACCACTTTAGGCTTCGCCAGGGGGATATATCCATCATAACGGGAATACCGTCACACGGCAAGTCAACATTCTCAAATGCAATAGCGTTCAACATGGCTATGAATCATGAGTGGAGCGTATGCTTTGCCAGCTTTGAGCAAAAACCACAAACCGAACACCGCCGCGCACTGAGGACGCTTTTCAACATGCGTCCAGCGAAATTACAAACCGATGATGAGCGAAAAAGAGCGGATGAATTTATCAATAAGAAGTTTAGTTTTATCGTCCCAAATGATGGCATAGACGAGGATTTTGATTTAGTGTGGCTGAAGGATAGGATGGTTGCAGCGGTCACCCGCATGGACGCGAAAATGATAGTCATAGACCCGTGGAACGAATTAGACCATGTGTTTAACTCCCGTGAAACCACGATGACGCAATATGTCGGCAAGGCAATCAAAGAGCTAAAAAGGCTCGCATCACACTACCACGTTCACGTTATGGTTATCGCGCATCCAGCAAAAATGTTGAAAAATAAAGACGGGAGTTACCCAATCCCATCTGCCTATGACATCAGCGATTCCAGCCATTGGTATAACAAACCCGACCAAGTTGTGGTAGTGCATCAAAACAAAGACGGGACGCTGATTAGGATTGCTAAAAGCCGCTATCATCAGATACTCGGCAAGCCAGCAGATGTGCAGTTGAAATTCGATGATTACACGTTTCAATACACAAAAGAGATTAAAGATGTTGAACAGCCGCCACGCTTCTTATAATTTTTATTGGCAAATACAAAACAATACGTTATTCTAAACACTCACCCGAAAAAGGAATCCCATATGAATGAAACAACTCCCGCGCAGGAAGTAATTCCTCCCGCTCCCGTTTTCACGATTGATGATGATAATTTTGTAGATAATGGGGAGGCGGTTTTTCATATTTCCGACGTCAAAAGCATGATTAGAACGATTCACCAGCAGAATCCCACTGTAGGCATCATCATATTTAATTTTCTCGGCTCTCAGGTGGGTATGCACTTTCCTGATTTTGAAACACGGGATAGGGTTTTCAGTGAAGTGAAGCGCAGGCTGATAGCGATAAAGAATGGCACGATTAATAAATACATTGCCAATTTCAAGAAAGAATTACTCGCCCAATCCTTTCGCCAGACAGACGCCGCATGAGCTTTTCCATCCCCATTAAAGCCCTTCCGGCAGCACCTAAGCCTCCGGTGGTGGGGTTGTATCTCCCAACCCGCAACCGTTCCCTGCAATGCCTCTCCGTGCTTATGTCATGGCAGAAATTAGCAGCCGACCCTGCGAATCTTAAAATTTTGGTTGGTGTAGATTATGACGACATAGAGACGCACGTATTGTTGGAACAGCAGAAATTCAAAATCTGTACTTTTGAAAAAGAAGTTATCACCAACGGCGAGCGAGCGCGTATTCTGGCAGAGAGTTTGGATGTAGATATTTATCTCGCCATTGTGGATTACTGGTATTGTTTAACGCCGAATTGGGATAACAATCTGCGCCATGTAATGTGCAACAATGAAGTCGCTAATCTGGCTTGTATGCATGAGATACAATCGTACAACTTTACAGCAATATCTCGTAAGTGGCGCGACCTTGCCAATCATTTAGAATCGCCGTTCTTTCCATTTTGGTTTTGTGACCAATGGCGTTTGGAAATGGCTTGTTATGTTTTCAATAAATCTCCTGAATTGTTCAATTCCATATCGTGCTTTGGCAGACATGAGCGCACGACCAATATGTATGATTTGGATTTCTGGTGGGGTTTCTTTCACGCCTTGCGGCCTTTACGTGTAAAGCAGTGCCATGAGATAGCAAAGTCGTATGGCTACGCTCCTGAGAGCTTTGCGGAGTTCTATAAATCGCGTCAACGCCAGATTGAGGCATACACTCAATTGGATTTCAATAAACGTCCTACGCTTGCGCCATTGGAAAAGCAGTTTGGTGATTTAAGGCCGCGCTCGGCAAAATACATCGCTGCAAAAGAACGTGCAGACAATTACATTAAACAAGAAGGTTTGAGCATTTGGAAAATGAAACCAGTCGAGTTCTAAAATGCATGAAGACGAGGCCATAGATAAATCGGAATGGGCACCGCTTAAATGGCTGGACGAAAGGTTCAACTTTCTAAAAAACAGAGGCCGCGCAGTACATAACGGCAGAAAGATATTACCAAGCAAATATGCCAAACATGCTTTGGATAGATTAAAAGAGGATGAGTTCGCCGCGTGTGATGGTCAAAACATATTGAATGAGGAACATCATTATGCAGGTATGCAATACAGAATACTAAATGATTGTTCAATCGGCAGGGTTTCAGCAATAGGAATAAACGAAGCAGCACCAACACAAAAGGATGCCATACTCAAAAAGATTGCCATTGAAGCACAAATGCGGTCAGATAATCTATTCGCAGTGCAGAGAATCACCACCGATGAACGCGGCCTTTCTGAAGATGATTATCACATGATAAAGATGAACTTGACCATGCACGTTAGAATTGCCTTTGATGATTTGATTGAAGCATCCAAACCAGACAACATAGAAAAAATACTTGACCGCAGGAAAATTAATCCATAATATGCAGATACTCACGCAGCCAAGTCATGCCAAAATTTTACTACCCTCCCTGTTAAACTTAGCCCTAGCGATGGGGCTTTTTTTATGAGGAAATACCTCAAGAAAAAATGCGATGAGATATATGTGTATTTGTTTAACAACTACAGCACAATACATCAGAACAAGTGCAAATTGATTTTCACTCCTTAAAAAGCCCTATGCCAATAAAATGGAATGAGAAAACGATAGAGTTAAAACAGTTGCAGCCCTATGAGCGCAACCCAAGACATATAAGCGAATCACAATACGAGAAACTCAAGGATAGCTTGAGGGATAGCGGATACCACCAGAGAATTATTGTAACACCCTCCCTGCAGGTCATAGGCGGCCACCAGCGCATAAGGGCTTTGCAGGAGCTTGGGAATACCAGCATAACGGTATTAGTCCCCGATAGGGAGCTTACGGAAGCCGAGTACAAGCGAATCCTCGTGCAGGACAACCTGCCGTTCGGTGAGTTCGATTTAAGTATGCTCGCAGCGGATTTTACATTGGCAGACCTTGAAGGCTTCGGAATGCCGGAGGATATGCTCAAGGGCTTCCAGTTACCCAAAGAGGGGCTGACCGACCCCGATGAAGTGCCAGATGCCCCTGAGACACCCATTACAAAGCGCGGCGATACATGGATACTCGGTGAGCACAGGCTGCGCTGCGGAGATAGTACGAGCTTAGAGGAAGTCACCGCACTCATGGATGGCGAGAAGGCCGACATGGTGTTTACTGACCCTCCTTACAATGTAGCCTATTCTGGCCGAGGCCAGAATAATTTAGGTGCGATAAAGAATGACGATATGAGCGATAGTTCGTTCAATAGCTTCATTAATAGCGTGTTCGATAGTTATTCGTTTGCAATGCGCTCTCTTGCTTGCATATATGTATGCCACCCAGATAGCCAATCAGCACCAAAGATGGCATTTGAGAGAGGCTTCTCGGAACGTTTTAAGAAGTCGTCCACTATAATCTGGGTAAAGCAATCAGCAGGAATGGGATGGCAGGATTACCGCGCTCAACATGAGCCAATTTTGTATGGATGGAAAGAAGGAAGCGGAAGCCACTACTATTGCGGAGATAGAGCAAAAACAACAGTTTGGAATATAGGGCGCGACTCTCAGGCTTCTTATGCTCACCCCACACAGAAGCCCGTTGCATTACCAGAAGAAGCCATAAGGAACAGTTCAAGGGAAGGCCAAACCGTCCTAGACCTATTCGGTGGCTCAGGCTCCACCCTCATCGCTTGCGAAGCTACAGGCCGTAAATGCCGCATGATGGAATTAGACGCACATTACTGCGATGTCATCGTGAAGCGCTGGGAGAATTACACCGGAAAGAAAGCTGAGTTATGCCCCCCCGTATAGAGATGAGCCTAGAGAGCGTTGAGAATCTCTGCAAGCTATGCCCCACATATGATGAGGTGGCTACATTCTTTGGATGTGACAAACGTACTATCATCAATCGCCGCAATGCCGAGCCAGACTTCAAAGAGGCAATGGATAGAGGGTATGATAACGGCAAGCTGGCACTGAGGCGTTGGCAGATGCAAGCCGCAGAAAAAGGCAGCGCAGCAATGCTCATATTTTTGGGCAAGAACCTATTAGGGCAGCGTGACCAAGTTGACCAAGTTGTCACCAGCACCGTAACGCAATCATTCACCCTTAAAGCTCCTCATGAGTATAGATTACCACAGGCCAGCACTGTACCCGAAACAATCGAAGGCGATTTTTCACAGCAAGAGATACGGCCTAACGGAAGCCACCACTAAGGCAGGAAAGGCGCAGCCTCTCGATGCTTTTATATCCACACCGAAAGGGTGGAAGCGTATGGGCGATATACGCATAGGCGATGTGGTGCATGGAAAGAACGGCACGACAACGGTTTTAAATATATATCCGCAAGGCATAAGGCCAGTTTACAAAATCAGCTTTTCAGACGGAAGCACAACAGAGGCAACGGCAGACCATTTATGGTCAATCTCACGATGCGATAAGGAATCCTACGTATGCACCACGGAAGAAATAAAAAATCTTGGGCATTGGTCATTTACTCGCTCATATATACCGCAGCAGAAAGCAGTACAGTATGATTCTGCTCCGCCGCCTGTAGACGCATGGTTATTGGGTTTTCTTATAGGTGATGGATGTTTTAGAACCGAGTCTTTAACTTTTTCTTGTGATAGAAACGACAAAGAAACTCTGAATCGCATTAAAGAAAAGACCGATGGCTTTGAGATTAAATACTTAGCCAATAGCGATTGGGGAATACGCAAGAATAAATCAAAATATAAACATGCACTAATCCAACAATTAAAACGTGATGGATTATGGGGTGCGATGAGTGATGAGAAATTTGCCCCAGATTACATAAAATTCGGCTCTATAAAAACCAGAATAGAGTTTATACAGGGGCTTTTTGATGCGGACGGTTATGTAAACAAGCACGGCCAACCTGCATTAGAACAAACCAGTAAGCGTCTAGCAAGAGATGTGACACATATAATACGTTCGCTCGGCGGTGTAGTGAAAAACCGTGAAAGAGAAAACTCCTATAAAGCGAACGGCAAAACAATACCAGCGAAGCGTGTTTATAGCCAGGTAATAGCGATTAGTGAGCCAAAGAAACTATTTGCTTTGTCACGCAAAAAAGATAAATGCCTTACATTAAAGAAACCAGTTAAACGCACATTTCGCAGCATAGAATACATAGGCGAGAAAGAATGTCAGTGCATAGAGGTTGATGCCAGCGATAGTCTTTATTTGACCGATGATTATATCACTACTCATAATACGCATGGGTGCATGGCGTGGATTTTAGAACAATCCTTACAGCCACACGCTCAAGCGGGGCAGAACTTTTGGTGGGTTGCTCCTGTATATCAACAGGCACAAATTGCTTATAAGCGATTAAAGCACTCATTGCCGCACGATATATTCACTTTTACTGACAGCAAGTTGATGATTTTCAACCGTGAGAATCAGACCATCATGTTGTTTAAATCAGGCGAAAAGCCAGACAATCTTTACGGTGATGACGTATATGCCGCCGTAGTAGATGAAGCCTCACGCATACGAGAAGAAAGCTGGCACGCTTTACGTTCTACGCTGACGTTTACCAAAGCACCTGTTCGCATGATAGGCAACGTCAAAGGACGATTGAATTGGTTTTACAAATTATGCCGCCGCGCTGAAGCTGGCGAACCAGAAATGGAATACCACAAACTTACTTGTTGGGATGCAGTAGAAGCAGGGGTGTTGGATGCCGCAGAAATTGAAGACGCAAAGCGCACCTTGCCAGAACAAGTCTTCCGTGAACTCTATCTGGCAGAACCTAGTGACGATGGCGGCAATCCTTTTGGCCTCAAAGCTATCGAAGATTGCATTGCGCCTCTTTCAATGGAGCCAGTCGAGGCGTGGGGAATTGACCTTGCCAAGTCCTTCGATTACACCGTCCTCATTGGGCTTGATGCCAAAGGAAGAACCGCTTATTTTGAACGCTTCCAAAAGCCGTGGCAAGATACCATTCGGCATTTACGCTCACTTGTCGGATATGGCCGTGCATTAGTTGATAGCACTGGTGTGGGGGATGCGGTACTTGAATCCCTGCAGGCCGATGGACAGATAAACTTCGAGGGTTTCAAGTTCACTCAAGCCAGCAAGCAGCAGCTTATGGAAGGCTTGGCAGTAGCGATACAGGATAAGGCAATAAGCTATCCAGCGGGCACGATACCCACAGAGCTATCCACCTTTGAATTTGAGCTTACCCGAACAGGCGTGAAATATACCGCACCGGAAGGTATGCACGATGACTGTGTGTGTGCCTTAGCCTTGGCACAACGACACCTCAAACTCGCCTCAGTAGGTGACAATATTATTTCGTATTACAAGAATCTCCGACAGAAAGGAATAAACACATGACGGTTACATCAAACTTCACCGCACCGCAGGCGTTTTATCAAGTCGCCTGCCAGAGCGGCAACACCTATACATCTGATTCGAGCGGACTCATTAGCAGCGCAGTAGCAGGGGATTGGCTGGATTTGCAGCGCTCCGGTTGTAAGTATGCTGGCAACGTGACCGAGTACCTGCCATTACTGAATTGGCGTTTGAGTTCGGGGCAGCCGTTGCCTGCGGCTGCGTCCTCCGCCATCTTTGGGCTTTCTTATGTTCCCGCAACAGCCGTTAAGCTGTTGGGCGAGGCTACCAGCTCCGATAGCAAAACTGATTACGCGGCATATACGTTGGTTGTTCCCAATACCTATGTATCGGCACTCAATTTCAATCTGATTGTGAATTGCCACTTTACCAGTTCCGGCACAAGCACAAGCTCCACAATTGCTTTAGCCGCGTATAAACTCACCAGCGCAGGACTTGTTACCAGCAGTGAGAATCTGGTGCTGACAACCGCACAGACGATTACATCAAGTGCCGCTGATTACACCTTCGCAATTAACGGCGCTCCGTCCTCCGGCAACCTCTCCGGTGGCACATCATTAAGTGTTCTTCTCACAGGTGTGTGTGCTACTAGCTCCGGCTCCAATACCTTCCAAATTAACAGCATCCGTTACAACCTGCCATAGTATGGAAAAAGAGGGCTTCTTCACAAGGCTGACGAAAGCAACGCGCTACACTATTTCTGGGATTACACCGGATACGTGGTTTTCACCGCTTCAGCCGCTTGAGCCGTTCGTACCAGTGACTCCCGCACGCCGTTATGATTACCGTGTTGGCAGGAACGTCTCCTATCAGCCGGGGGGTGAGAAGCGTTATGGGTTCTCACAGCTACGCAATGCTGCACGGGCAAGCCAGTTGATACGTTTGGCTATCGAAACCCGCAAAGACCAGATGGAAGCGCTCGCTTGGTGCATTACCGCTAAGGGTGAAGAACAAAGCGTTGATAAAGACCCCCGTGTTAAAGCAATAAGTGAGTTCTTTTCTAAGCCGGACGGTGTGCATGATTGGGCTGGATGGCTCAGGATAATGATGGAAGAGGTGCTGGTAACAGATGCCCTTTCCCTTGTCCCGCGTAGGAATTACGGCGGCTTGATTCATTCAGTGGAAATAGTGGATGGTTCAACGATATTTCCTTTGATTGATGGTGATGGACGTCAACCTTTACCGCCTAGTCCTGCGTTTCAGCAGATACTTAAAAACGTGGTGAAGAATGATTACAGCAGCGATGAATTATTTTACTGTGTACGCAATACTCAAGTGAATACACCTTACGGCTGGTCGCCAGTCGAGCAGGTAATTGAAACGGCTTACACGGATATTGAACGCGCCAAATATCAATTTGAATGGCTACGTTCAGGCAGTGTGCCAGACGCCTACATCACCGCGCCTGATAACATGACACCAGACCGCGTAAAAGCGTTCGAGGAAGAGTTAAACGGACTTCTTGAAGGCAACCTACAGGGGCGCAGACAAATGCCTGTATTATTGCACGGCATGGAGGTTAAGCAGCTAAAAGAGCCAGCCATCAAGTCCGATTGGGATGAGTGGATATGGCGCAAGATTGCATTTGCCTTCTCCCTGACCCCTGCTCCGATGGTGAAAGAGGTTAATAGGGCAACAGCAGAAAGCGAAATGGAGAGGGCTACAAACGAGGGTATTATGCCCTTGATGCTCTTTACGAAGCGCATTATAGACCGCATCATCGCTACGCAGTTTGGTGCTCCCGACCTGCATTGGAAGTGGGATGTTGAAGAAGAGCGCGACCCGACTGAAACAGCGAACATAGATAAAACCCTCGTGAGCGCGGGGATAATGACCATAAACGAAATACGCAGCGAGCGCGGATTAGAGCCTGTAGAGGGCGGCGATATGGCTATGTGCCTCACAGCATCGGGGTATGTTCCTGTTGACCCCGCCGCAGCAACGGCACTTATGCAGGAAAGACGGCCAATGCAACCTGAGATAGGCGAAAATGAAGATATAGACGGTGTTCAAGAAAAAGAAGAGGAAGAGGCGCAACCCAAAGGCGAGAAATTCTCAAAAAAAAAGTCCGTAGGACGCAACATCTACATGAATCACGGCCACGCGATTCCCGCAACGAAGCGGCTATAAGGCGTGAAGCGAGAAGGATACTGGCACAGGCTCTCCCAAAAGTGCAGGCGGAGCTACAACGCCGCTTGTCGGAAGTTGATAAGGCGGCAGAGGATGACAAGGAAAAAGCCAGATCGATTGCCGCAAGCATAGACCTGAGTGATTTGGATGCGTTTCAAGGGGATTTGTTTACGGAATACCTAGCCACCCCCACGAAGGATAGTGGCAAGCAATTCTTACTAGAGATTGGTGTTCCGCGTGATAGTGGAATGTTCAATCAGCTTAACGTCCGTGCTGTGGCTTCTGCCAAAGACCGTGCAGCAACGCTGGTAAGCCAGATTGATGAAGCAACACGCAATGAGATACGCGAAGTCATAACCACTGGCTTGACCGAAGGCATGAGCGCACAAGACGTCAGTGACTATTTGCAGGAAACATATTCATTCAGCGAAGTCCGCGCCGACATGATAGCGCGAACCGAAAATGCCAACGCCAACAATCAAGGCGTATTGGAAGGCATGAGAGAGTTACAAGAGCAAGGCGTGAAGATAAAAAAAGGCTGGAATCCTGACGCGCTTGCTTGTCCGATATGTGTCGAAAATGGTGATGCTGGCTTTATAGAATTAGATGATGTATTTCCAGATTATTCAGAAGCACCGCCAGCGCATCCAAATTGCAGGTGTAACATGATTTCGGAGATGCAAGATGATTGAATCATATCTACAGGGCTTAAAAGGCGTCACCAACATATTAAAACCGCATGTGGCAAAATATAAGCCTGTTATTGAGAAAGACAAAATAGGCATGGTCATCACATTAGGCAAAAAGAATTGGATATTGCCAGCACGTAAATACAAAACCACCAACGCATTGCACTCTGCTATGTGGAGTTTTGCCGAGCATATTTGGGAACAATATGAAATGGCAGAAAAATGGAATAAAACGAAAGGGAAAAAGCATGAATAATTTTAGCCTATTTATGCCACTGTCAAAGGTGGATGAGGCCAAGCGGGAAGTGTCAGGTATTCTATCCGCCGAAGTGCCCGACCATGCCAGCGAGATTATGGACTATGAATCGGGCAAAGTAGAGTTTGAAAAATGGTCAAAGGACGCACACAAGCGCAGCGATGGCAAGAGCCTCGGCAATATCCGCGCTATGCACGGCAATGTAGCCGCAGGAAAGCTCGTGCAGTTGGTATGTGATGATGCCAGCAAGTCCGTCAGCGGCACTGCTAAGATTGTGGATGATGCTGAATGGAATAAGGTTGTCGAGGGTGTTTATACGGGATTCTCCATTGGAGGCTCGTATAAACGCAAATGGAAAGACCCCGATAATGCAGAATTGACCCGCTTTACTCCGGTATTGTCAGAGGTTTCCATTGTGGATAATCCTTGTGTCCCCACAGCGACATTTGAGCTTATCCGTGCCGATGGCAGCAGCGAGATTCGCAAATTCAAAGAGGTGAAGAAAGAACCAGAAGCCCCTGAGCAGGTATGGAAAGCGGCCGATGGCAGCACCTATTTGACGAAAGCGGAAGCGGTAGCAAAAAATGACGAGATAGCAGCAAGTGACGACCCTGCTTTGTTAGCGGTGAAAGCACTAGAAGGCGCAATCAATAAGTTGGAAGGCGAACCAAAGAAAACTCCTGAACAACTCACCGCGCTGAAAGAGTTGAACAAAGGCAGCGAAGTATATGATGCAAAATGCGCTATTGATGCGCTTATGTGCATTGAACAGCTTTTATCCAACGAGGAATGGGAAGCGTTAATCGGCAAGAAAGAAGAAGGCCAGATAGCCGACTTGAAAGAAGCCGTTGCTCGTATTCGTTCCTTCATCGCGGCAGAGATTATGGAAACGGAGAAAGTCAGCAAAGCTGGCGCACGTCATTCCAAAAAAGACAAAGCGCAAATGGATGAAATGAAAACGCATCTAAACAAAATCAAAGAAGGCATTGACGGCATCACAGGCGCACATGGCGGCATTGATAAGTGCATGAAGGGATTGATGCCTGACGAAGAAGGCGAAGAAGAAAAAATGGAAGAATCCGCGCCAGTTGAAATGACGAAAGCGGTTGATGAAGAAAAAGAGGAATTGAAAAAGAAAGTAGATTTCCTCACGCTCAATCTGAACAAGCTCACTGAGCGTTTAAACAATATTGCAATACAGCCAGCACCAGCAAAGGCGGCTTTATTTGCAGTAGAAAAAGGCCACGAAGTTTCTGGCGTAGCTATCGAGCCAACCACCTTTTCCATGCCTAATCGCACTTCGCCAGAAGAAGCGCGTAGGCTTCTCTCCAACACAAAATAAAGGAAAACATTATGGATAAATCAATCTCTACGCCTGACGAGTTGAACAAAGCGGTGGAAGCCGTTTATTCAAACTTCAAAGGCAAAATGGATTTAGTGCCTGTTGCTGGTAGCGACAACACTCCGTCCGTGTTCAAAGTCAAAGCAACTGAAAGTGAAGATAACCGCAAACTGCGTTATGGCCTCATGAAAGCTGCATTGGATAATCCTATCCCACTCAACGAACTTCGCAAAGGTGGCGGCGGCATTTCCACTTCAGCAAACGTGTATGGCTATGACTTACGCGCTCCTTCTCTGCATTTGATTCCGTTTCTTTCTCCTTTGCGTGATAGCACTTCTCGCGTCACTCACAGCCAGCCTGGAACTGCGGCAAATTGGAAAACCATTTGGGCTTCCTCTTTGACCGTTCAAGGATTCAAAGCTGACCCATGGACAAATGAAGGCCAACGTGGACAGACATTCACCTTCTCGGCACAAACCATCACCGCGCCATATACGACTATCGGCCTAGATGGCAATGACACCTACGAAGCTCAGTCAGCAGGCCGTGACTTTGAAGACCCGCTGGCATCCGCCCGTTTCATTGGTCTTGAAAACCTGTTTGTGATGGAAGAGGACGCGCTGCTTGGTGGTAACAAATCGGTCAAGGTTGGCACTGCCAACACTCCGGTTGGTTCTTCAAGTACGTCAAGTGTTATTGGGTTCTCCAGTATCACAGGGGCGTTGTCAGGAACCTACTACTTCGCTGTAGTTGGCTTGACGTATTCCGGCTATCGCAACCAGTCTGCATCTGCCGGACTTGTCCAGCAGGCAACGGTAACGACACCGGATGGCAAAACCTTCACCGTCAACGGCGGCACGGGTATCTACTCCACTGTGTCTTCAGCTTCCTCTGCATCGTCCATGAACCTCACCGTGGCACAGAAACACGGCGAGTTCGCATGGGCATGGTATGTTGGAACGGCAAGCAGCACATCGAGCCTTAAACTTCAGGGTATTACCACCGCTCCTAACTATCTGTTTGGCTCTATCACTTCTTCAGGCCAGACGCTCTCGTCCCTATCTGCAACGGATTACTCCGTGAATGACGGAACGACTGGTGGCGCAAGCAATCAGGTGACAGCGTTTGACGGATTCCTGTCACAGATTCTCGTGGCAGCTTCCTCTGGCTCCTCATCCAATACCTATGTATCGTTCCTCGCAGGTGCGGCACTGACGGCAAGTGGGCGCGGTTCTATCGAAGAAATTGACACCGCCCTGAAATACGCATGGGATAACTACCGCGTGACGTATGACAGAATCTATGTCAATTCGCAGGAACTCATGAACATCACGAACAAGGTGCTTTCAAATGCATCCGGTCCGCTGGTGCGTTATGAGGTTGATGGAAACGGCGGTAACTATAACCTGACCGCTGCGGGTACAATCTCGTTCTACTACAACCCATTTGTGAACGGCGGCAGCAAGATACCCATTATCGTGCATCCCACCATTCCCCCCGGTACAATCATGCTTCAGGGCTTGACGCTTCCGGCATACTATAAGAAATCCAACATGCAGACGACCGCAGAGGTCATTGCGCGTAGGGATTATTATGGTGTGGACTGGGCTGATACCACCCGCACTTACCAGTTCGGTACGTATTCTGAAGAAGTTTTGGCAATGTATGCGCCCTTCAGTTACGGAATAATCACGGGCATCGGCAACAATTGAGAATAAAATGCAGCAACTCACCACCCTGTCAAACGCCCGCCTGTATTTATATCAAGTAGGCGACAATGTGACAGCGGATGATGCGTTGCTGCAACTTCTCATTAACCAAACCAGCGGGGCAATCCTATCAGCTTTACAAAGGCCGGGATTGTTCCGCACCACTTACACAGAGCTTCGGGATGGTGTGGGGAATCAGCGCATGACATTGCGTAACTTCCCCGTGCTTTCTGTAAGCTCTGTGCAGGTGGAAACACAGACGATACCTGTAAACACCACGCTTGGCGGTGTGGGCTGGACGGTTGACACATGGGATGGAACGACAGCCGGGCAGTTATCCGTTTTACAAATGAACGGGTATTATTTCTGTCGTGGCCGTAACAACGTGCAAGTCGTTTATGATGCTGGTTACGCGGTAGAGGACGAAAGCTACACGGTGACGAGCAGCACATCCTCCGGCTTATCAAAATACACAGCAGCCCAGCCGCTTGGTTCATGGGCGCAGGATGATGGGGTATTTTACTCCAGCGGCACAGCCCTGACCGCCGTATCTTCTTCGCCATCATCGGGGCAGTATTCAGTAACGAACGGTGTTTATCAGTTCAATGTAGCCGATGCCGGACAGGTTCTAAGCATTGATTACAGCTATATCCCCACCGATTTAGAGCAGGCTTGCATCCAGTGGGTAGCTGAGAGGTATAGCTATCGCTCCCGTGTAGGAATAACGAGCCAGACGATGGGGGGGCGAGAAACATCTGCATACGATACAAGTGCCATTCCTGCCTTTGTGGCGTTGTTGATAGACCCGTATAAAAAATGGTTGCCTGTATGATAACCATACAAATTGAAGACGCAGCCGTAAGATTAAAGCTGGATGAAATGCCGGAGGCTATCAGGGGAACGCTCCGCAGACAAATAGGTTATGCAGCCGAGAAACTAAGAACGCATATCGCTAGAAATAAATTGCGCGGGCAGGTATTGAACCGCGTCACTGGTGCATTAGGTGATACGCTCAACCAAAAGGTAGAGGAAACCCCCACAGGAATTGAGGGCATAGTATCTACAGGTAAGGAAGTTCATTATGCAGCCATACATGAGTATGGCGGGGTGTTTTCAAGACTTATGACGCAAGCGTGGGGAAACCCAGTAAAGAACCCTAGAGATGTAACCTATCGCTATCCTGAGCGCTCTTATATGCGTACCGGATTGGCAGATGTGAAAGAAGAGATTGTAACGAGGCTCAGAAACGCCGTAACAAAGGCTTCAGCGATATGAGCATCGTCACCCGCGAGCAGGTATCAGAGGCATTGCTTGCACTCCTCGCTACGGCCAGCTTTGTGACGCTCAATAGTGATGGGCAGGCAACGGGCTTTGTAACCACAGGCAGGCGCTTCCGCATGTGGGATGATGTGCAGGGCAGCCAGAAACCCGCTTTGTTCCTGACGGAGCCAAAAGAGCACCACATGAGGATGGAAAGCATAACCCCTGCGGTACGCTCTATTTCGTATGATGCTTACATATTCACCAATGATGGCATGAACAAAGCCGCGCTGGTGACTCCGATAACAACCTTAAACAACATCCTTGATGCCATAGACCCTGTGACGAATGGGGTATTAGTGCCCGATAAATTAAGCGACAGGCAAACCCTCTCCGGCCTTGTGTACGATTGCTACATTGAGGGGGAAGTGGTGAAGGTACCCGGCGACTTGAACGGGCAGGGGGTTCTCATTATCCCGATTAAAGTAATTTTACCGTGAGGTTTTATGATTACGCATGCACAAGTCCAAGAATGGTATGAGACGTGGTTTGGGGCGCAGAGGGATGCTAATTCCCAGATGGCCATTGCACAGCTTCACGATTTGCTTGGCACGGCAGAGCCTAAGCTGGAAGATAAAACCTTTGCCAGCGATTTGAAAAAAGGAATAATTAACATTAAGGAGACTGAATAATGTCACAATACAGCTTCGGCACAGGCGTTCTGGTAGGTAAGCGCACGGACGTTGCCAATACCCCTCCCTTCGCGTTCGGTGTGCTTCAGGATGTCACCATTGACTTTGACAACAAGCTCGAATCCCTGATGGGGCAGAGCAAGATTGCCGTGTATCTCGGTGATGCGGAATTAAAAATCACCGGAAAGGCAAAGGTTGCCCGTATTCAGATGACAGAGTTTGGCAATCTGTTCTTTGGCACATCCAGCTTCAGCACATCAAGCGCATTGGATATGCCTGCACCGTATGAGCAGGGAACGCCCACATCGTCCTCTGGCAGCTCTTATACTGTTACGAACTCCTCCCTCACGCCTCTGGCGGATTGGGGTGTGTTCTATGCAAGCTCCGGCATCCAGCTAACACCCGTTGCTACAGCTTCCTCGATTTCTTCCGCAGGGCAGTATTTCTTCACCTCATCTGGTGCATCTTCTGGCCGCTATACTGTTCACTCCTCCGACAATGCAACGGCGATGAATTTCTACTACACCTTCACCGCATCAAGCGGATTGGTGGGGCTTAATTCATGGTCAAACCCCTTGATGGGCACTTCTCCGATTTTCTCCATCTGGTTTAAAAACACCATGCCGATTTACGGCGTGACAAAGACCTTCAATCTTGTGTTGAACGCATGCAAGTCCACCAAGCTCTCCCTGCCATTCAGCAACCAGAAATTCGTTGTAACTGAGTTTGATTTTCAGGCGATGGCGGATGCTTCCAATACTGTATTCAGCCTTGCAACATCGGAGTAATCATGGACGCTAAAATCACCTTAGGCGGCAAGGAATGGACTATCCCACCCCTCGCTATTAAGCAGAATCGCATTATTGACCCGTTGATAATGGGGCTTGTGCCTTTCTTCACAGGGCTTTCTGCGGGTAATGGAAGCATTACAGGGATGGGGCAGGTAGAATATGATGCCTTACTCACCATCACCTACACCGCATTGACCCGCGCCAATCCCACATTGAGGCGGGAAGAGTTTGAAGAATTGCAGGTCAACCTGCCTGAATTGGTGGAAGCCTTCAGTGTTATAGCACAGCAGACAGGTATCTTTGTCAAAGGTGATAGCGTGGGGGAAGCTCCGGCGGCGTAAATGAGCCGCCTGACTGGAACCGCATAACCTGCATGATATGCCAGCACACAGGTTGGACATGGGACTATGTTGATGAAAACATGACGATGGAGCGCCTTAATGCCTTGACAGGGTATTGGGAAGACCACCCGCCATTACAAGCCATGATAGCCTCTTATTTCGGCATTGAATCGAAGCCCAAAGAAACAAAAACCGACTTCATAAACGCAATAGCCCACCTCCCTGTCACCCGCAAAATAGAGTAGAAAATGGCTGAAGAAGTAAAAGTCAAATTCGGTGCGGATACGAAGGAAGCCGAAGCGGGAATACGCCGCGTAAAAGATGATTTAAAGACGCTACAGCCTGCCGCAGCAGGAATTATGGACTCGTTCAAGGCGGTGGGTGCGGGGATAGTCGCCGCATTTTCCGTTAGAGAATTATCACAATTCATAAACGCCATAAGTGAATTGGGAGAGAAAGCACAAAACACCTCCAAAATGCTCGGCATGACGGTGGAGGAAGTCGAGAAGTTGCGCTTTGTCGGCTCTGTTGTTGGTGTAAGTACAGAGGGAATGACTTCAGCCATTACGCGCCTTGAGCGCAACATGGCGGAGGCCAAAGACACATCCAGCATGGCGGCCAAGTCTTTCGCCGCTTTGGGAATATCTCAAAAGGATATAGCGAACAATTCTCCCGATGGTGTTTTGAATCTGGTTGCCAACACCTTTGCCAGAACGAAAGACGGCGCAGAGAAAACCGCTATTGCAATGAACCTGATGGGGCGCGGCGGGGCGCAGATGATACCCGTACTGAATGAGGGTGCGGCAGGGCTTGCCGAATTAGAGCGGCAGGGGCAGGCAACAGGCTCTATGCTTTCCAGCTTCCAAGCTGAGGCTTTGGGAAAGACAAACGATAAGATTGATGTATTCAAGGCCAGCCTTCAGGGTGCCGGAATAAGTCTAGTAGAAGTTTTCCAACCTGCCATAGATGCGGTAATTGATGGGCTCACCACCCTTGTCCAGGCATTTAGGGCGGTGATAGAAATCATCAATGTGTCAGTGCAATTAATGTCTGGTGCATTCCTAGAGGCTCTTGCATACTTGGTTTTGAAATACGAAGAGTTCAGCATAACGATAAGCAATGTTTTCAACACAATTAAGTTGAAAGCAGAAGAAATCGCCACTGTTCTAAAGTTACTTGTCACTGGAAATCTTCAGGCCGCAGTGGATGCACAGAAGCGTTTCGAGAAAGAAGTCGCAGACGGCAACAAAAGGGCTGCCGAGCAGGTCAAGGGGCTTGGCAAGGAATATGAAGCCCTCAAGGACAAAATACTGGCCGCCACCGAAGCATCCATTAAAAGCGGATTAGGGATTGGTGGCGGGAAGAAAGAGGGCGACAAACCATCCCTGACCACCCCCACATCCGGCGGCGGCTCTAATGCAGAAGCTGACAGGATAGCCATCCTCAAGAACAATCTGCAAACTGAGTTGACGATAAATAAACTCGCGCTTCAGTCCCGTAAGGATACAGACCAAGCAAAAGTTGAATCTGGCGAGATAACCGCACAGCAGCACATCACCAATTTGAAGGCGATGGCGAAAGAAGAACAGCAGATAAATCTTGAAGCCGTAAACAAGCAGATGGCGGCGTCGAAACACAATAGCGTTGAATACAAGACTCTTCTGAATCAGAAAAAGATACTCACCGCGCAACACAATTTAGAAATCAACCGCCTGAATCTGCAATCCATCAAGCTGCAATCCCAGCAGTACAACCAGATATTCGGCACCATCGGCAGTTCGTTCAAGGGCATGCTGTCAGGTATCCTTCAGGGTACGCAGACATGGCGGCAGGCTATGGGTAATCTGTTCAGCAATTTAGCGATGTCATTTATTGATACGCTAGTGATACGGCCTGCTCTGGCATGGGCACAAGGACAGTTGAATAAACTTCTCACTGCTGAAGCCACGAATGCGGGAATACTTGCCTCTGATGAGGCTACCGCCATAGCGTCACATGCGACAATGGTGGCAAAGAATATCGCCACACTAACGGCAGACGGTGCATTAACCTTTGCTGGGCAAATGGCCTTTCTCTCTCCTTTAATGGGTCCGGCAGCAGTGGGTCCCGCTGGTGCAATGCAGGCTTTGGTAATGGCACAGCTTCCCGCAGTCTCCCTTGATGTTGGTGCATGGAACCTCAATAAGGACACGGTAGCGCAGCTTCACAAAGGAGAGATGGTAGTCCCTGCGACATTCGCACAGGGCTTGCGTGATGGCGGCGGCTCATTGGCTGGCGGCAATAGCAACGTGAGTGTCAATTTCTCCGTCAGTGCAATCGACAGCCGTGACATGAATCAGTTTTTTAAAGAGAACGGCGGCATCATTGCAAAGACAGTAGCCGAGCAAATGCGGAACGGTAACAAGTCGCTTAATGCCGCGTTGAAATAATTACTTTCTTTCTAGATGATAGCCGCGAAGCCTCATGCAACCTACTTGGACATTAGCCCATGCAGCACCCCTTGATATGCCACTAACTACGCTTGCTGTTGCTTTATCCGCTTCATACTCGCATTGCATTTCGTCATATCTGGCTTGTTCTGGTGATACGTTTTTATTAACGTATTTTGTGCAGCCGACAAGCGCCAATGTGATGCTTGCCAATAGGATTTTTGAGGATATATTTGTTTTAGCCATGAATTTACTCCTGTAAATTGTGGTTAGGGGGTTATGGATGGTATGGCATCCGTGACCCCCGCAACATAAAGGAATATTAACATTTGTCAAATAGAGGGGGAATATGACGCAGATATTCCCGAGCCTCGTAGGGTTGACGTATCAAGTTCCCCGTGTCCCGATGTGGGATAATGATGTTCAACAGAGCATATCTGGCAAAGAAAACCGCATAGCCTACTGGACATACCCCCGTTACTCATGGGAATTTAATTACAGTGTTTTGCGGGCTTTGGGGGCATATACAGAGCTGCAAACACTGATGGGGTTCTATAATTCCATGCAGGGCAAGTTCACGGCTTTCCTTTACAAAGACCCTGATGATTACATTGTCAGCAGTCAGGGCATTGGAACGGGTGATGCTTCATCTACTACTTTTCAACTTGTAAAATCATTTGGTGGATTTGTTGAACCAATACTGGCACCGGATACCAGCAGCACATTCAATGTATATTTCGGTTCATCATTACAAGCAGCAAGCAGTTACACAGTGGGAGCGTATAGTTCTGGTGGTGCGTCCTCCGGTGTGCTTACCTTTCTTTCTGCACCCAGCAGCGGGACAGTAATAACGGCGAGCTTTCAATATTACTATCCTTGCCGATTCGTGGAGGATTCTCAAACATTCACACTAAATTATTTGGGGGTTTATTCAGCCGAGTCCATGAAAATCATATCGTTGAAATCATGAAGCCCATAACCTCATCACTCATTGCCCTGTTTGATACACGGAATTACATGATGTGCGGCCTCTACGCTTTTGATTTAGTGGGCGGGAGTTCGCTCTATTATGCGAGTGCTGATGTTAATATTTATCTAAACAGCAGCCAGAGTGGCGGAAACACCTATTGGGCGAATCAGTTGTTTGTTGCCAATGACGCATTATTCGACAAGAAAGACAACCGCGCACGGCTTGAAAGCACAGTAGGCACACAGGTCTCCACACTGACCTTTGACGTTATTCCTGCTAGTGCGACTATCTCCGGCACATCATTTCTCTCGTTCATTCGACAAGGGGGCTTTGATGGTGCAGAATTAACCTATCTAGGCGCATATTGGGCGTATAGCTCTTCTGGGTATTCCCGCCCTCTCGTTCCGGTTGGCACAATCACAAAGTTTGTCGGACGGGTGGCAGATGTAAATATATCAGCCAATCTCGCTACATTCACGGTCAACAGCGACCTTGAGTTGTTGGATATACGCATGCCGCGCAATCTCTATCAGGCATCTTGTTTAAATTCGCTCTATGATGCGGGATGCACTCTTGCACAATCCAGCTTCACCGTTGCTGCGGTGGCTACGGTAAGCTCCACATCCTCCCGCGTGTATGTGAGCAGCTTAGGAACCACAAGCAGCTATTCCTTGGGGCAAATAACCTTCACCAGCGGAACACTAAACGGGACGTCAAGGACAGTTCAGGAATATGTTATCTCCTCAACAAGCTCAGGTGCGTATCTGGTTGTTGTTCCTCCTTTTCCTTCAAATCCTAGCTCTGGCGATGCTTTCACTGTGAGTAAAGGGTGTGATAAAACCGCAGGAACGTGTAGCTCTGTATTCAACAACCTGACACACTTCAGGGGCTTCCCCTATCTCCCAGACCCTTCAACGGCGATTTAATATGGAAGAATCCGAAGGACGCGCAAAGATAATTGAAGTGGCGAAAGAGTATCTGAACACGCCTTATGTCCACGCCGGAAGGCTTAAGGGTATGGGGGTTGATTGCCTCACACTATTGGCAGAAGTCTACACAGAGGCGGGTGTTATCCCTCCGGTTGCTATTCCAAACTACCCTTATGACTGGCATCTCCATAGAGCCGAACAGCTTTATATGAAAGGACTGCTTGAATACACGAGAGAGATACAAGAACCGAAGGCCGGAGACATTGTATTATGGCAATTCGGGCGGTGTTTCTCACATGGCGCAATCGTTGTGGAGTGGCCAATCATCATTCACGCTTACATCAAATCGCGGTGCATCATGGAGAATGTGGAAAACGCCACATGGTTAAAATATATGCCTGATGGCAAAACGCCTCGGCCTACTAGGAAATTCAGTATATGGGGATAGAATGTCGTTTCTTGTCGGTATATTCGGAGGGGGAAAGAACCAATCCGTACAGCAAACCGCAGCGGCAGGCATCCAAGCGCAAACCTCTGTTGCAGGGAAGCCTGTATCGCTTATTTATGGCACTACTCGCATTGCCCCTAATTTTATCTGGTACGGGCAATTTCAAGCGGTTCAACAGCAGAACTCCGCACAGGGCGGCGGCAAGGGCGGTGTAGGCGGTGGTGGTGGTGGTAAGGGCGGTGGCGGTGGTGGTGGCTATCTCTATTACGCATCCTTTCTCGCAGCGTTAGGAGAAGGCCAGCTCTCATCCGCCGGAACGACATGGGTCAACAAGACCGTCACAACCGTTTCACAAGAGGGGATGTCTTTCTTTAATGGCGCCGTGGGGCAATCCTCATGGGGTTATATGTCGGGGCTAGAGTCCCTAGACCTCGGCTACAGCGGAACGAGCTATATAGGCGCTGCGAACTATGGATTGGGTGATAGCCCTCAGCTGCCAAACTTTAATTTTGAGGTGGCGGGACTTCTGGCAAATACTGCTGGAAATGGGTATGATGCAGACCCCAGCCAAGTGGTTCTAGACTTACTGACAAACACTCGGTACGGTGCGGGAATTGCGTCATCAAAGATTGCCAATCTATCTAGTTACCAAAATTATTGCCTTGCCTCTGGGTTGTGGATTTCTCCGTATTACGATTCGCAAACTGCGTGTAATTCCATGCTGGATGACATTGCCAGAGCTACGAATAGTGCGGTGGTGTGGAGTGCCGGAAGCCTGAGCATGATACCTTACGGGGACACATCCTTCAGTTCCAACGGGTACACCTATACTGCGCCCTCGTCACTTTACAGCCTGACGAATGATGATTTTATGCCCAACACATCGGGCAGTGGAATCTCACCCGTGCAGATGGCGCGCAAGCGAAACAGCGATACATACAATTCCATTAAAGTTGAGTGCAGGGACAGGACACAGTATTACCAGCCGTTCATTACCCAAGCCACGAATCTAGCCGCCGTTCAACAGTATGGTTTAAGACAGGACGGTGTAAGAACACTGCATTTGTTCTGTGATAAGAACGCGGCGCAGCTTTCTTGCTCTCTTCAGTTGCAGCGTGAGCAGGTCAACAATATTTACAGCTTCACGGTTGACCAGCGTTACATCGTTTTAGACCCGATGGATATTGTGGCGATTACTGACACCAATCTAGGATTGAGTTCTCAGTGGGTGCGGGTAATTTCGATTGCTGAAAACGATGATATGTCCGTTTCGATTACGGCGGAAGAGTATCTAAATGGAAACGGTAGCGCCCCGCTTTATTCTTATGAAGACGGCACGGGGTATTTACAAAATTACAACCAGAGCGCAGGGAATATAAACACTCCGGTTATATTCGAGCCTACAGCCGAGCTTGCCAACTCCCTTCAGGTGATGATGGGTGTATCGGGAAGCGAGTTATTCGGCGGTTGTCAGGTTTGGATTTCAACCGATGGAACAACCTACGCATTGGCTGGCACAATCACTGGCGCGAATAGGATGGGATTGCTTAGTGCAGACCTTCCTGACATTACCACGTCACCAGTAGGTCAAACTCTTGATTCTAGCAGCGTGTTGGCGGTTGACCTATCTCAGAGCCTCGCATCACTGGATTCCGCTTCTCAGGTGGCGTGGACGGCTTTGCAGTCGCTTTGTTATGTAAACGGAGAATACATCGCGTATGAAACTGCGACATTAACCAGCGCGTACAATTACGACCTCACCAATTTGAATCGTGGTTGCTATGGTTCAGACATAAGAAGTTCGATTGCTGGAAGTCAGTTTCTGAGAATGGATAGTAATATTTTTACTTATCCGTTTAATGGCAATCAGATTGGCAACACCATTGCTATCAAACTGCCTACGTTCAACATTTGGGGCGGTGCGCTTCAATCTCTCGCCGATGTAATGCCATTCTATTACACGATACAAGGCACGGCATACACTTCGACATTGCCAGACGTGACAGGAATCGTGCCTACATACACAGGCTATGTGGCAGGTGTGACGAATATAAGTTGGAATCCAGTATCAGATTTCCGCAATCCTGATTATGAAGTCAGACAAGGTTCATCATGGGACACGGCGAATGTTCTATACCGCACACCGCTTTTGCAAGGCGCGATTTCAGGTGATGGCAGGTATTGGGTGGCGGCACATTTTACAGTGCCGGGGAATGGAGGCGATGTTTATTCCGAAGTTCCAAACTACTTAGATATTCTTGATTCGCAGGTGGCACAAAATGAATTGATAACTTATAGCGCGTCAGGCTTTTCTGAATGGGGAACAAGTGGCTGGCCGGGCGTTTTCTCCAACACCGTAGTCACGCCATTAGGATTGCAGCTTGCGCCAGCAGGAAACATTCTCACGTTGGCTGATTACCTGACTGAAACCGACATTTTGTATTATGGCGGCGTTGCTTCGAGTGGTTATTACCTATTTGAATTTGGTGCGTTTCTAGCTGAACCAACTTATGCACAGATTATTATGGCGTTGGGCGTACAGGCTGGCTATTCCATCAATGGCGTGGATGTATTGACGATAACTGATTATCTCAATGCACAAAACATTCTTGGATATGATTTAGGAAACAACACCAGCGTGACGCCGCAGATAATCATCTCAACGGATGGCGGTTCTAGTTATGGTGCATGGAGAAATTGGATACCGGGCTCTTATTACGGCGATGCTTTTGGCTTCAGGGCTATTTTGGAATCACGCGACCCCACAGTGTTGGCGGTATTGACTGACATAACAATGAAGGTTGACGTTCCAAATTTAGTTCAAAATATCACCGACCAAGCGATTGCATCCAGTGGCACGACCATAAACTTTCCTTTACGGTTCAATGCAGGGTCAGGCGGAACAGTTACACCAGTAAGCGGAGCGCAAGTGCCAAACGTGCAAGTACAGGTACTTGATGCAACGGCAGGCGATACGGCGGTGGTTTCAGCAAAAACTGTGAGCAGTTGCACAGTTCAGGTGTTCAATGGCTCAAGCGGTGTTGCACGTACCTGCGATATTGTCGCTCAGGGAAATTAATTTAAAGGAAAACTCATGTCACAAAATTCAGTTGTCTTGCCAGTAGTCGGAACCGTAAGCGGGTTGCAGATGACACAAAGCAGCAACGCTGCTCTCGATACACTGCGGACGCACTTCTCCGGCGCATCCGCTCCCGCATCTTCAGAGGGCTATCAGTTCTGGTATGACACAACGAATAATGTTTTAAAAACCTACAGCGCAGACGAAACTGTTTGGATTCCACTGTTCTCGTTCAACCAGACGACATACAAGGCGCTTCCTGTTGGGCAGGTGACATTCCCTCAAGGAAGGTTGACACTGGTAAGCAGTGCTGCCGTTCCTTCAAGCGATGTATCATCGGCCACAGCAGTATACTACACGCCCTATCAGGGCAGCGTGTGTCCAATTTATGATGGTAGCAGTTTTATAAATAGAAATTTCTCCACGACAACTCTCACATTAAGCTCAGGCGCGCACAGCTCAGGACGTCTCTACGATATATTTGCTTTCAATAGCAGCGGGACGTTTACGCTAGGGGCAGGCGTGGCGTGGGCAACAGCATCCTCCCGCGCTTCTTCGGGTGTTCTTACGCAAAGCAGTGGGATATGGCTTAATGGCTTGGCGGTGACGCTCACCAATGGCTCATCAACTTATTCAGTTTCATCAGGATATGCCACGTATCTAGGAACGATGTATTGCACTGGAAACGGCACAACGGCGGTTCTTATTCAGCCTGCGGCAGCTTCTGGCGGAACGAATAACATCATCGGTATTTGGAACGCATTTAACAGGGTTGATTTGAACGCCGTGTGCCGTGATTCATCGGCCTCATGGACATATAGCTCCACCACTTTTAGGGTGGCAAATAATAGCGCATCCAACCGGATTAGTTGGGTGGATGGATTACAACAGAGCGCTATCACTTCCACATACACACAGTTGCTTGTGGGGGCGAGTTCAACAGGCCCACAAATAGCTATTGGGTTAAACTCTTCATCCGCCAGCAGCAGCCCGATAGGACAGGGTAACGCGGGTGCAACCAATTCCGGTACTATATCAACATCAGTAACCTCCGTTCCACTGCTTGGATTTAATTATGTTCAGGCGTTGGAAAACATCAACACTGGCACAACGGCATGCACGTTCTTTGGTAATGGCTACCAAGCCCTCTATCTTCGCATCACTTATTAGGAGTTTTAAATGGTAAATCCAAATATTAATGCTGTATCAAGCACCAGCTTCGCACCGTATGAAACCATCCCGATTGTTGCGACTTCTTCCACCAGCTCCGCATCGTTTACTCTGGCGGATTCTGCGACATACTCAGATTGTATGGTACAAAATGCAGGAAGCGTTGAGGCATTTGTAGGGTTCGGTGCTCCGGCGAATCTACCAAGCTCCGGCGTATTGAATGCAACACCTGTTCCAGCAGGCGCAGTGATGATATTGCAAAAAGGAATCGGGAACGCACAATGCAGTGCCATTACTTCTTCTGGCTCGGCTACAATCTATTTTACATCAGGAACAGGAAGCTAACAATGCAAAAGACATTACCCATTTTTGCGGTTGCCTGTATTTTGGGCTTTTCCGCGCAAACCTATGCAGGACTGAAGGCGGTTGCCACATCACCCGGCCTTGCGGGGATTGGCTCGCTTGGAACGAATTTCACCAGCTCCGGCGGTGTACTCAATCTCACACAGCCAATCAATGCTCAAACGGTGAGTAGTTATGCAATCCTTTCAAGTGATGGCGGAAAACTAATAACCTTCAATAGTGCAAGCTCTGTTGGTGTTTCTCTATCAGCGGCGACAAGCTCCGGCTTTACATCAGGATTCTCTTTTGGAATACAAAACAAGGGTGCGACTGTTGTTACCATTACCCCATCAACCAGCACTATAAATGGCGCATCATCCTTTGTGGTTCTGCCTAATCAAGGGTGTCAGATAACAAGTGATGGAAGTAATTATCAGGTGAGCGCCTGCACGAGCGTTGTTACATCGGGAACATTCTCAAGCAGGCCAGCTTGCTCTACTCCCGCTACAGGAATGAGGTATTATGCAACCGACCTCGGCACTGGAATCAGTATTGAATGCAACGGCTCTAAATGGAAGCCTGTTGGCGGACGCGCCACCATATATTTTGACTACGCGTATTCGTCCTTTTCGAGTGCCGCAGGAGTCGAAGGCAATGCAAAGATATATGCCGTTCCAGCCAATCTAGTGAGCGCCACGGGTGGATTGTATATCTATGGTCAAGGCAAATTCACCAACGGAGGAACGCCTGGCACCAAAAGTTTCTCATGGCGACTGAGCAATAGTTCTGGTGATGTGTCTAGCGGCTTCCAAGTCTTAAACCAGAATTTCGGCGGCAACTCTTCAACCTTGAGCTTGAATGCGGCCAAATATATTTTTGCCGATAATTCACAGACAACATTATTTTCTAATAGCACGGGATCAGGTGGGTACGGCTCAGCTACATCCGGCTCTGATATAGGAATCAGCAGCGGCATAACTCTATCGAGTGCGAGCTATATAATGCTTAACATCACTGACACAACTTCAAGTGACACCGTGGGGTATAGAGGAGTGGCCATTGATTGGATTGAAAATTAGAACATTCACTGCAATTTGTTTATTTGCCAGCCCTGTTTTGGGCTGGGGTGGAAGCCAACAAATATCTTACGTTGATGGATATAGCTTCCGTGACATCGTGAATTGCCCCAGCTACGGACAGAATTATTGCTGGAAAAGCATACAAGCAGTGTCTTCAAATCGGTTAGAATTCACCAGTAGTATCAGCAGAACACCTTTTGGAGCAATTAAAGTTACCGTCAACTCTGGTGATGACCCTATAAGTTCCACCGGAGAACGCGCAGAAACACTTTGGATGTTCAGCACCGCCGGAGCGCCGGACGATGACGAGGGCATAAGTTCGGGAACGAAGTTTTATGCTACATCGATTTACATTCCCGAAGGGTTCCAAAGCCCAAGCTCATGGGGGATAGTATTGCAGTTACACGGTCCCAACGCCTACGGGGGAACGGCTGCTGGCTCTCCTAACTTTGCATTAGATATTACGGGCGGGAATTATCATTTAGAACAGCGCGGGGGTGATAAAGATAATCCTACTATTACCACACATTCACTCGGTGCGATTTCATATAATACGTGGGTGGATTTTGTTTTTGAAGTGACATGGGAATCCAGCGCGGAGGCAGCAATCAATGTATGGACGCGGGCAAATTCCGCCGGAGCATTGCAACAGCGATACGTGAGTGCGGATAACAACGGCTCTTCATTATCGGGATGGATGGCGCCCAACTTATATTCCGAGAGTGGCGTCCCCCAAACCGGATATTGGAAAAGGGGGTTTTATCGTAGCGAGGAAGCCTTCACGAACATTTTATATTTAAGCACACTTTGCCGTGCTGATAATCTTAAGGACGCGGCAACGTGTGCGTTTGGTAGTAATTAACATAAGGAGAATTTTATGGGTACGGGTTCAACTTTTGCCAACGACCTTCTGAAACTTATTTTTCAGGCAACGGCGATTGCCAACATCGCGGATAATGCAGCGGTCGCTCCACTGACGAATCTTTATGGCACATTACACACAGGCGACCCTTCAGCCGGAGACCAGACAACCAGCGAGGTGACATACACAGCCTATGCCCGTCAGGCGGTAGCGCGTACATCAAGCGGCTGGACTGTTTCCAGTAACGTGGTGAACCCCGTTGCAACGATTGCCTTTCCGGCAGCGAGCAGCGGAAGTGAAACGGCATCTTATGCAGGCATCGGAACGGCATCCTCTGGTACAGGAAAGATACTTTTTGCTGGTGCAATCTCTCCAACTATTGCAATATCAAACGGTGTAACGCCGCAGCTCACCACAAGTTCAACCCTCACTTTGACGTAACATGAAGGCTTTTGTTTCCATCCATTCATTCATTCCTGAAGTTGGGGACATGCACGAGCTTTCGTATGAAGGATATGCACGACAGGAGATAGAGTATTTTGAAGGCTTTGCACAACAGCCGCTTGATGTGCTGTTTTCGCAAAACACCATGAATGAAACAATCTGTGTCCGGTATTTAATAATTCACGCAGAAAGCGGAGAAATATTAAAGGGGGTGGAAGTGGTACCGAATTTAATGGTGTTGCCTACAGAGATTCCAAAAATTACCATAACTGATATTATCCCCTTTCCTGAAGGACTACATCCTATCGCAGCAGTGGCGTGGGAGCTTGATTATCGGAAGATGATGAACCCTGCGGAATTACCACCGCAGCTTTACGAGGCAATCAACATTGAACTTCAACGCGCAGGAATGCCTGTAATCAAATGTACGCGCACAGGAACGGCAGAATTAAAACAGTGCTTCAAATCACTATCAGAATTGAGTGACGTACTCGGCAACGCTTAAGGGGGATACATGGCTGTTACCAGTTATCGCTCCCCAGGCACGGTTACAGAAGATACCAGTGTCGGTACTGCGACAATCACTAATTATGCGAACGTAGCAAACTCAAGTTCTCCTTATGCCGTAGTGGGTTGGGCAAGCGGCACAATCACCGGAAGCCGTGTAAAGGCAACTAATTGGGGGTTTACTTCTTCTGATATTCCGGGCGGTGCAACGATAAATGGTTTTGAGTTCAGCTATTACCGTTTTGAGAACGGCACGACTGATAATCTCCAAACGATGGAGATTTACTACATTGATTCCTCTGGCGTTCTGCAAACCGCCACGAATAGCGCTGATACAGGGGAGTGGCCAACGACAGGTGCATCATCGGTTGTTGGCGGCTCATCTAATAATCTTGGGTATGCTGGGGTCACTCAGGCTGATGTTCTAAACAGCAACTTCGGGATTTCGCATCGCGTTAATACGGTTGGGTCTGGCGTAACTCCTGATGGCAGTTTTGGGATTTTTCGGCTTCGCGTCTACTACACAGCCTCTGCGGGTTCGCCCTTCACATCCACCCCCTCAGCAGTATTGGCCGCACAGGGAAGCGTGTTGGCATCCGGTGTGGTCACATGGTCGCCCTCGGTTGCCTTCTCCGCTGTAGGAAGCACAGCTTCAGAATGGAAGTATACCATAACAGCCTCCGGCGTGGTGAGCGCACAAGGCCGTGCACTGGCCAATGGCGTTGCTACCATATCTCCATCTTCTGCAATTTCCTTCGGCGGAGCGGCAGTTGCTAATGCTCCCTTTGCGGTGTCTCCTTCAGCCAATCTCTCAGCAGTAGGGAAGTCGCTGGCCACATCTGTTTTGAGCGCCTCTGCTTCGGCTTCCGTCACATTAAGCGGACGGGCAGTTGTTAACTCTGTTCTGTCATCCGCCCCACAAGTGGCGTTTGCGGCAAAGAGCGCCCAGCAAGGCTCTGTAGTTTCTATAACGGCATCTTCGACCCTTTCCTGTGTTGGTGTTTCGCTGAACAAAAGCACACTGAGCGCCACATCAACCTGTACGCCTGTTTTTAAAGGTGCGTCATTAAAAGCCGCATCCTTCGGTGTCGCCGCATCAAGTACGTATTCGGCGGCGGGGAGCACTACGGTATCCGGCGCGTTCTCTTGCTTGGCCTCAACCGATGTTGCTTTTATTTCAGCCATTGCCTCTGAAATAGGGAATGTTGTTGTAACCGATTCACCTGCTTTCTATGCAACACTTTCGCCCGTTGCGAAATACAATGTTCTTCTGGCTATCAATAGAAAATTCGTGGCCGATGTATCCGCATCCGCCTTGGCAAATGTAATAATGACGAATCAAAAGATGGATTCACTATGACGCAAACCAATTATGACATTCAGGATGTTGCGAGGCTGGAAGCATCATTTACTAATAATGCGGGGGCGGCATCTGACCCGACAACGGTAACGTGTTATATAAAAACCCCTGATGATAACATACGTTTAGTAACATATTCTTCCGGTGCAATAGTCAAAAGCAGCACGGGGAATTATTACTACGATTACACTATATCACAATCCGGCATTCACACATACCGCTTCACGGGAACAGGAGCGTGTATAGCAGGGAGTGAACAAAATTTTAGTGTTCAACCTTCAAAAATAATTACCGGATAAGTGGGGGCTGTAATGACTATTGACGACCAGAGTCTTTTCGATTGGGCTTTTAAGGGAATTGTGGGGTTACTGGTGACAATACTTTCATGGATAGCAGGCAAACAGATAAAGAATGGGGAGCGCACCCAGAAGGAGCTTGACGACCATAGGCTGTATTCTGCGAAAAACTATATTGAAAAGGATGCTATGGACAGAGTGCATGATAGGATAGATGAAGTCAGTAACGATATAAAAACACTACTAACACGAACAGGAAAACACTAATGCCGCAATTCAGTCCTGTATCGCTACAGCGTTTGAGAACCTGCGATAACAGGCTTCAGAGGGTGTTTAGCGAGGTGGTGAAGCATTTTGACTGTGCCATACTTGAAGGCCATAGAGGGAGAGAGGCGCAAGACGTAGCGTTTGCCTCCGGTAAATCTAAAGTGAAATGGCCTGATGGGAAGCATAATAAGCTGCCAAGCCTTGCGGTGGATGCAGCACCCTATCCGGTGGAGTTCCCGCTTAAAACCGATAGCCCAGAGGTGAAGTATAAGAAATTGGCTAGATTCCATTATTTTGCGGGATTTGTGATGGCCACTGCCTCGCACATGGGGATTATTCTTAGGCACGGCGGCGACTGGGATATGGACACAGACCTTAAGGACAACCAGTGGGATGATTTGCCACATTTTGAGATTCGAGAATAGGCTTTTATAATTATCAACCCCTCTTGCCCCGATGGGGCGGGAGAACTGTAACAAAAGGAGTTCATTATGGCTTATGTAATTCAGCACGATGAAGGTGAAGGCAACGCACCGTCCTTTCTGCATAAGATTGATGATGGGGCTGCGGTATGGGGTGTCCTTGATGATGCACAGAAATTCGAGGATGAGTCCCTGGCGCAATCTGTCATTGATGTAAATAATTTAATGGATGCGATTACGCTGCCAAACAATGTAGAGGTTTTCAATGGAGAATGAACCGTTAGGATTCTTCGGCACGTTAATGTGGTTATGGAATAATTGGGATTTACTGCTTCGTCATTGGAATTTGATTGTAGGAGCGTTTTTTGCTCTTGTCGGTGCAGTGGTGACTTTGGCTAGTATCATAACGCCATTTACCAAGACACCGAAAGACGATGAAGCGTTGGCATGGGTGAAAAACTGGCTACATCAATTTAGCATGACCAATGCCAAAGACGTAAAAGGCATAGGGCAACAGCCAGTGCCGCCACAGAAAACAGAGTTAAACACAAAGGAAAAGCCATGAAGTACGCAATAGCCGCTATATTCCTACTCACCGCCTGCCATGCCCCACAAACCCCTTCAGAGCGTATTATAAGCCTTGCCAAGCTGACTACGGCATCGGCACACGTAGCCCTTACATATACGGTTAAATGCAAGCAGAAGGCCATAGATGACCCATGCCGCGATAACTTGCCAAAGATACACAAAGCTGCCGACCTGATAGAAACCACGCTAGAACAAGCTAAGAATGTGTTTCTGACTGAGGATGCACGTTACTATGACCTATCAGAAACCGTAGTTAAAAACGCGGTGATTGAACTGGAAACCTTAACAGGAGAGAAAATCAATGCAGCTCAATGAAACACAAAAAACAATCCTGCTGAATGTAATTCCTAAGATTCTGATTGCGATATTAGAGAGAATCCCCCAAACAGAGGAATTGGCAAAGACAATTAAGAACCCTTTACAAGCTGTACTGGATTTAATCTCCACGCTTTCAAGAGAAGATGACGCAACAGAAGAAGAAGTTATGGCAGCGATTGAAGAGGCGCTGGAAGTTATACGCAAGCTGAAGGAAGAAACGGCCTAGATTCCATACGCATACAACCCTATTCCCACACACATTATAAAAAACCCTAACAGATAAGTCACAACCCACTTTCGTGAATATACACGCACATCGTCTTTATAAAGGCCGAGGCATAGAATTAGGAAACCTAGTATTGCTATTGTTTCACTCATGATTCAATCCATAACATTGTTCTTTTGTCATTTTGTTGTTTCCATCCTGCCAACATGGTGCGTTCTCATGGCATGGTAAACACTCAGGAAGATTGCAGCTAGATAGCGTTAAGAGAATAATAAGATATTTACTCACGCTCTGCCTCGTATGCTGCTCGTGCTAATTCTTGCGATACTGTTCCCTGTATTAATTGCGTATTATCAGAAAACAGTATGCTCTCAATAGCCCTCGCCATCTTCTCAATGGTTGCGGCTTTGTTCTCAGATTCTTCCATTAATGCTATTGGTGTTTTAGAACACCCCTTACGCTTTAATCTATCAGCAAGCGATTCTTCTTTTGGTGTTCGCAGGTAGGGGCGGATTTTTCTCATAATCGTATTTACAGCACCATCTAATTCACCACCAACCATTATAGTGTCGCATATAATATGCCTAACTTCCTTCTCATGCACCGCCACTGGCCTTGTGGCTTCTAAGTAGGCTTTAATAGCTTCCTTAAGAGGGTGCTTACCTGATTTCTCACAGGTTAAAATAACTGCGATAAATGTTTGTTCTGCCTTCGTAAACGCTTCCACCTCATCCTGCGGAGCGCGTACTTTCTCATAAGCCTCTATAACCTTCCTTGCCGCCTTTAATCCAAACTGACTATCCGTTGCATCTTGAAGCGCATAGGCTGCGGCAACAATAGCTGGCTCAGTGCCTTCTGGTGTAGGATAATACCTATACGAGTTAGGGTCACGCGCATCAAACGCATTTTTAATCTCATTAATAGCCCACAAGAGCGTATTAGCATCATCACTGCCGCTATCTAAGGTGCGATAGAGTGCTTTTAGTTTTTCAATCATAGCTTTTCCTCTAGTGCTTTCTTGGCTATTCCATATTCCCAGCCATTACTTTCATACCCAGCCTTGTATGTTAATCCTATAATCTCGCGCAAAGCATCCTCCAACACCTTCACCCTAGCGCGGAGGGCATCTTCAGTGGGGCGGGAGTTCAAAGCCTGATTGCAAACCATAGCTTGAACATCCGTAAGATAATGTAACACCCATTTTTTACTAACTTCATGGCGTTCTGCCGCTATATTCTCAGGCCACTTCAGTTCATCAGTCATTTGCTTGCCTTCCTAGATTTAAGTATCCTATCAAGTGAATTAAGTGCCTTAATACGTTGCTCTGCTGAAACTCTTTTTACTTCCTCAAGTGCTACGTTAAACAGCAACTCAGCCGCGCCGTGGTCTTTATTCTCATGGTGTTTACGTGCCGCTTCTAAAGCCCTACATGCAGAAGTCATTGTTAAGAATATGTCGCGTATCTCTTGCAATCTCATACAACCCACCCACACGCCCATAGTAGTATGATGAGAGAGGTCATGGCTTGTTTTCCATCACTGATAAGTCGATACCCTGCATATTTATGTAATATTTTTTGCGCTCATCAGACCTGACGTATTGAATCCAATAATCATCTTTAGCTTTTATCATGGCCTTTAATATTCCTTCTTGTATTTCTTCTGCGCTTCTCATAATCCCTACTCCCCAAGTTTGCTGTTGATTAATTCTAAAACATCAGATTTTTTAATCATAATATCCTTGAAACCATTTGGTATTATTAGGGTGGCTAATTTGTTTATAAAACTAACCAACTCCCGCACCTTCCGCCTGTGCTGCGCTTCTTGTTCGTAGTATCTGCCCTTCCAATAATCGCCACGCTCGCGCTCTGAAGCTAAGGTGTATGAACCGCTAACTAATGCTTCTTTGTTTGCATCCTCTGCACCAATAGATACAACAGGGGCAGGTTTGTTGGCGTAGGCAAGGGCTGCTTGCCATATACCCCATGCCTTTCGTGCGTGAGTAAATGCGTATTCTTCAGGATTCTCTGCGCTTCTAACTAGGTTATATAACAACCTGCATGTTTGCTCAAGAGCCTCACGCTCATTCATTGGTCTTTGCTCCCTTCGATTTTGTATTTATCCAGCGCAATATCCAACCTATCGCCGATGCGACAACCATGTTGAGTCTGTTTGCTCCTCAAGTTCATTAAGCAAATCTTCAATGGTATCACCATGTCCTGTAGAAAAGCTATTGCGAATCATCCATGATGCCACTATCTCACGGCACATATTTTTTGTTATATCTACCACGTCAAGCGTTTCCATCTGAGCCTCCTTTGGGTGGGGTGGGAAGTGGCATGAAAGCAAGCGGTTTGCCTCCAATAATACCACTGTATATCTTTCCGATTTTATAACCAGTACCATACGCATAATAGGCATTAGAGCCGTGTTTAGCCGCCTCTATTGAAGGCGCAATGTAGGAAATAAATAAAACCTGTTCATGCTCAGGGCACTGCTCTATCGGCCTCCATATCTTAGGAGCTACCTTTTCCAGTTCTGCGGTGTTGATTGGCGGTGGTGTGTAGCGTGTCAGTTTAGTTTGCATAAAATCCTTTCTGGCGAGTGGATGTTCTGTACTTCGGAGTCAGAAGCCGGAAGCCTTGCGGTTGTTCCCATCCACTCATAGAGTTAATCCTTCGCACCCTGCTTGAGTTTTTCACCCAAAGTTATAGGCTTGCTTTCTGTTGGCTCTTTCAGCTTCACGCCGGGGATATTCACAATCCCTGCATCAAGCATTTTCGTGATTGCACTGCGTGATGCTTTTTTCACCGTGATGACAGCGTTTTTGGCGAAAGCCGCTAGTGCATCTATATCGGTCACTTCAAAATCATATTTATTCTTAGACATTGTAATTCTCCTTAATAAAGTGATGGTAACTCAGTGGCACTTCTACGCTCAGACAAAGCAGTCATTTCTGGCGCAATAATATTGATGATAGAATCAGCAATATATTCATTAAAATCGTTCATTAGCTTTTCCATGATTTTCAAATACACTTCATCACGATAGACGCGAATGTGAAAGCGGAATAAATCAGGATGGTAAATGCTTAAATCACACCATTTTCTGCCAGTAACGTATAGCTGGCCTTGAATCTGCGGATAGTATTTACGAATGGCTTTTAGTTCTGAACGTCTTGGTTCAATAGTGTTTTTACGTGATGCGATTAAAACACCAATGAGCGTTTGAGGTGCAGGACATTTTAATTCAAGCAATCCATCATCACCAACGAGTCTGTCAGGACTGCATCCCATCAAACCATCATCGGTAGTGACAAAGCCGACTGGTTTTGTTTCTATATCGTTCATGAGTTCATAATCACAAACGGCTTCTTGTTCCAATTCCTTGCCGCGTTGCATCCATCCACTATCAGCCATCGAAAAATCCACATTCCGTTTTAGGATTTTCTCAGCGATTAATCGGTCAGCATAATCTTCTGCTTGCGCCGATGCCTTGCCTTCTGGCGTGATGATGCGATGAAATTCTGAAGCGGTAGGAATACCCAAGCGCAGCAATTCCCACGCTTCACTATTCTGGTCTAAATCGAAATGGTATTTAGGCATTTTTCTTCTCCGCATCCAGTTTCTTTTTTCCCTCATAGGCGTAAACGCTGCCTAATGCCGCCGTATGGTCTTTGGTTCTCAAATCCCGTATGTCCTCAACTTTATACTTTTTGAGAAATAGGGCTTTGTTCATTCCAACTTTGGCAATCAATACATCAATCTCCGCTGCCTGCTCAGTAGTGATTGCGCCGCCTCCGCCATCATCATCCTCGCCAATCGGAATCAGATTGAACGCCCCACACAATGCACGGCGCATACCATACATTTGAGTGCTGCCCATAGCTTGAGCATTACCCTTACCGCCTGAGGTATCAAGGGGCATGGGCATAGGATAGGGTTCACGGTGTCCAACATGTGATAGCCAACAAACTATCGTATGCCATCCAGCGATAGCGCACGGCTCGATTTTATAGGATAAATCAATCCGCTCCTCCTGAAGAATCGGGGTGATGATTTTATCAATATCTTCAAGCGCGGCGTAGCGAAACGCCTCTTTCTGTCCAGCCGCTTTGTTGCCTTTTTCTGCGTCATAAGAAACCTTACGGTTTTTAATGATTTTTATGCCCTTCATTTTCTCGGAAGCCCGCGCCTTCGCCGCATCAAATAACAAACGTGCGTTGCGCTCTTCCCACCTTTCCTGCATGTTCATCATCCGTTCAATAATCTCCACATTTTGAAGCGTGGGGTTATTGGATAGCTTCTCAATAAGTGCCATGTAGCCGCCAGATGCCATTACTGGCGGCGCAACATCTTCAGTCTTCACAATCTGATTCATGTTCTACCTCTTTCAATTAATTTTCTGTTTATTTCAGCCATATTGGCTTTGTGTAGTAACTTCCGTAAGCGCACCATGTGAAGCCGAATTACATCGGCGTTCAGCATATCTGGTCTGTGTTTTGCGACATCATCCAAAGCATCCAAGCTAACATCAATCTCATGTTCAGCGTGTATGGCAATGTGGGTGCAGTTGTAGTGGTGCAGGTTGTGAATTTCAGCCATAAAACATACTCCATACGATGTAGATTACCCCGCCTATAACACCCATACCGAGAGCGATAAGCAGTAGTCCGGTGAACAGCAGCCCTTGTGCTTGATGGCGGGGATTATTCATTGACCGCACTCCAAACGCTTGCCACTTTCTTGCTCTTTGCCGCCTGCCGCGCCTCTTTATAAGCCTGCCCGGCAATAATTTGATACTGCTCGCATGACATCCCGTAGCACTCCGTAGCATCTGCCAGTTGCTCACCCATTTTGTGGGATTGGTAGGCAACCGCTCCGACTACTACCAGCGCAATCAGCGCGGTGTTGAGAAATCGGGACGTGCGCTCCAATGGAGCTTCAAATTTTGTGTGTACGTAGCTTATTTGGCGTTTCATAAAATCTCCTTGACGATAAACTCAATTAATTCCATTCCCAGAGCTAGAAGAACACTGGCGAGGGCAACAACGGTGCAGATGCTTATAATCGCGCGTATAATCATATCGTCCTCAAGATGCTGCCATGTTCTTCCGAACCGCTGCGCTCACGTTCCTCTAGTGGATTCTCGCAACGGTACTCGTAGGCACGTTCAGCCCATTCCTCATCTGGCACTTTGCTTTTAGGAAGCGGGGTGAAGATAGCTTTTGCAAAACCAGCTAATGCTTTGGCGTGATAAGCGGCGTTTTCTTTTGCAGCAATTGCTTCCGCTTCAAGTTGTGACTTCAAACGAGCCTGCGCCTCATCCCACGATTCACCACGCTCAGCACAACGCTTGCGTCCTAAATCCTCAATGGCTTTGAAGGCTTTGTTAAGTTCTGACATGTTACTCATCTCCTGGGTTGTTTTAAGCCACTTCATAAGTGGTGTGGCTGGCGTAACTTTCTGAGTTTACCTCAATACATAGGTCAAGCTGCTCCTGAACGCTTAGGTCGTGAAACGCATCGTGCCAAGCAGTGACTTCACCGTCCTCATCGTGTGCGGTGGGCTTCATGAGATTACCAAATTGTGTTTCGCCAGCGCCAGAATTGCGCACGGCATTAATGTATACGCCAGCCGTGTTGGTGGAGGTCTTGCCAGTGGCGTGACCGTTTTTCGTTTCAGTGAAATTTAATGTGGTGGTGCTTTCCATAGAGACTCCTTTTGGTTGGTTGATGTCACAACGTAGAAGCGTTGTTGACATTACGAATCATAGCGATTATATTACTAACGTCAACAGAAAAATTACAGAAAGTTACAAATAAATGGAAAAGCTAGATTTATCAACGATATTTCAAGAACCTCTTATTCCTTCAACGGTTAGAATGCCAGTGAAGATTATGAAGTTGACGAAAAAAGATGCGATAAGAAATGGCAGGAACATAGGGCAGCATCTTACTGCAATTTTGGTGCAATATCATAACTCGCGCGAAGAAAATGCTCACAAAAGCTGACGACAAGCTCTATCTGGCATGGCTTCGGGAGCAAAAGAGCTGCCTATCTGGCTATGCTCCGTGCGTAGCTGCCCATGTTCGCAGGGCTGGTAATTCCGGCGTGGGCATGAAGCCTCTTTTCTCCGCTGTTCCCCTAACCGATAAAGAACACCGTTTCCAACACCAGCGCGGCGAGCTGGATGCCATTTTAGAGTTTGCCCGATTCATTCAGCCAAATGTTATGAACATTCTGGGCAAAGACAACCAGACTCGTGATGAGCGGCTGGTGAGAATCCGGTGGGCTAAGGGGTGGTTTGATG